TCCGCGTCGAGGGAGGCGCAGAAGGCGTGCATGAGCGCGTCGGAGTCCTCGGACGTGATAACGCCCGCGATGACCCCCGGAACGAGAACGCGGAAGCCCCACTTGACCGCCTTCGACGGGAGGGATTTCGACAGGCCGGCGGGGCGTTCGTAGTGGCCGCGGTCGTTCACGCGGTAGGTCAACCCGCCGAAGTCGCCGCACGTCGAGCACCAGCCGTCGTTACCCACCGGCCCGCGGCAGCGCTCGCACGCCTGCTTCGGGATGCGCGAGCCGGGATAGCCGCGGCCGTTCGTGCAGTAGCCGTCGGTCGTCAGGAGCGGCTGATGTTTGCAGTGATTGCAGGTTTGGATCTCGGGCGCCGCGTTCGCAGTGCCCCGCTCGGGGCCGTCGCATCGTGCACAGCGGCCGTTACGCATCGGCTTCCGGCACTCAGGGCACGGGTCATACCGCCGCGTCATCGGTGTCCTCCTCGTCGTCGTCGGGCAAGAGCAGGGCGGCGTGGACTTCGGGCGGAAGCTCACCGGCGTACTGGGCGACGTTTGTGCGGTTGAACAGCGTCTTCGGGCGGAGGTACTTGGCCATCTTCTCGTCGCCGCCCCACTCGCGGCATTTCACCGAGACGATCTTGCACAGGAGCCCGACGGTGCGGCCCTCGCGAAGCCGGGCCAGGACCAGCTCGAGGTTTGCGCCGTCGAGATCGAACGAGCGGGACGCCTTCCCGTTCAGGTGCTCGAGGACTTCGACGCCCTTTTTTCGGAGGTCGCCGTTTCTGGCTGCTACTCCTCCCGATCTCTGCAAAGACCTGGAGGATGAATCCGTCTCCTTGCTTGTTTCTTTCTCAGAAGAAGAAGAAGAAGAGAAGAGAGCAGAAGCGCGCGCGGCCGCGGGCGCGCCTCCGCGCGCGCGAGGCAGCAAGGTGCTAGCGTCCTGCTCGCAACCCGCTTGCAACGTGCTAGCGTCGTGCAAGCGCTCTGCTAGCGCATCGCTAGCAGCGGGGATCAGGAAGCCGGATTCGAGGAGCGGAGCAAGGTCTTCGACGCGGAACTTCGGACGCCGAAGCCGAAACCGCAACTCCTCGAGATCTCCGGGGATGCGACCCTCCGGGCTCTCCGAAGCTAGAGCCCAGAGCAGCATGAGAAGCCCGACACTCGCGAGGTCCAGACTGGCGAGCGTCCGATCGTTCAGGACGCTCGTGTGGAGCTTGACCCAGGGTGGATTCCGCTTCTCGGGGTTGTAGTGCTGGTATTTCCGCCAGTTGGGAATCTGGTAGCCGGAGGTGGGCGGGCTCATCGCGCACCTCGTGGTGCCGGGCGCCGGCGGACGCGGGGGCGGATCGACAGGGCGACGATCCGTGGTCCCGAAGGGCCAAGAGGGCACAGGTCTCCCCCCGGCCGCCGGCATGATCGGGATAGAATACTGGCGCGCCTGGAGGGACTCGAACCCCCGACCCGCAGATTAGAAATCTGCGGTCCGCCAGCTCGTCGAAGTCTGATGCGCGCGCCCTGAACGGCGCGGTAGGTGTCCTGCGGGCCTGTCGGCTCCTGCGGGCCTGTCGGCTGCATGCGCGCGGTCCCCCTGTGCCTTGGACTCCCCGTGAAACGACCGCAACCTATCGACCCCTTCGGCCAGGTCGGCCTCGGAAACGATCGCGTATCTCCGGTACACGCATTCGGTCTTGTGCCCGGTCAGTCGCATCGCCACGGAGCGGGAGACACCGGCGCGCTCGAACGCGCGCACGGCCGTGCGGCGAAGATCGTGTACGAGTCTCCCGCCGACGCCCGCTCTCGTGCAAGCACTTTTCCATGATCTTCGGAACGTGCGCATGGGTTGGCCGTTACGTTGGAACACAAACGGCGATTGGTGACGCAATGCGTCCGCCCGGCACTCCTCAAGCAAGATTCGGAGTGCTCCCAAACACCCAAATGGGAAGGCTCTTCCTTCGCCGTTCTTCGTCGTTCCCGGTTCGAGCCGGAGGACCCCGGAGCGAAAGTCCACCTGCTTCCAGGTGAGCGACTTGGCTTCCGAGACGCGCCATCCGGTGATCGCGAGAAATGCGACGAGGCGGCGCTCGGGCTCGGGCAGCTCGCGAAGAACAGAGGCCAGCTCGTGGTCTTCGAAGAACCCGGTGCGCGCGTTCCGCACGCGGATCTCCGGGAGCGAAGGACGGCGCGACACGAGCCCGATCCGTAGCCCCAGCGTGTACATGCGGGAGAGCGCCATGAGGTCGTTTCGGATCGTGGCCGGCGCGCGCCCTTCGGCCGTTCGGCATCGAACGTAGGCGTAGAGATCGGCGCTCGTGAGGTCGTCGGCCGCCACGTCGGGAAGCCGCGCAAGCAGGTTTCTGACCGAGAGATCCGCCGTTCGGTATGACCGTTTTCGCTGGACACGGTAGTCCTCGAGGAGCGCCTCACCGAGATCGGCGAGACGTGCGCGCGATACCCGGCGCCCGACGCCCCGCCCGTAGACACGGGTTCTCGTGTACATGCCCACCCCCTGAATCGCTGTCGAGCCAAGGATGCGTTGGGTGGCCCGGGGCGAGAACCCCCGGGTGCCACTCGTCAGGGGTGAAGGGCCGGACAGGGAGGAGCTGGATGATCCTGCCGCGGTACGCGGACCGCTGGAGGTCTTGCCCCTCCCTGTTCCGATCTCTGCAAGGCTTCCGATACGGGATCATCCGAAGAGAAGGATACGAGCACTGAGAGTGATCCTGTCAAGGAGTATTTCCGAGACTCTCGGTAGTTCGTAGACGGGAAAATCACTTACCCCGCTCGCACTATGCAACCAATTCAGCATATGCGGTGCTTGACACATTGTCGGTGTTGGTCAACCTTCTCGTCGATCTGAGAGACGAAGAGATGTTCGCAGGTTGAACGCTGAGGAGCTGAACCGGTGCCGGGTACGAGGCCGAAGGCGATCGAAAGGACGGCGCGCGACGAGCGTGCGGTCACGCTGCGGGCGAGCGGAATGAAGCTCGAGGACATCGCTCGACACATCGGCCTGAAGGGTCGCTCGGGCGCGTTCGCTGCGGTGATGCGCGGCCTCGAGGTGCGGCGGGCGATGAACGACGGCGCCCGGGAGAAGCTCCGGCAGCTCGAACTGGAACGCTGTGACGCGTCGGAGGAGCGGCTTTCGGCGGCGCTCGATCTGACGGAAAACCCGTTCGCTCTCTCAGCGCTCGAGAACGCGCTGTCGGGCGTTCGGAGCCGGCGCGCGAAGCTCTTGGGCCTCGACGCTCCGGTGAAGCTCGAAGTGGACGATGCGCGCACGCTGGAGGCTCGGGAACTCCAGGAGCGCGCGGCACAGGTTGCCGAGTACCTACGGGGAACGGGAATGAACGCGGTTGCCGGAGACGCTGGAGCGCGAAGCTCCCCGAACTGATCTCGTCGTTCCTTCTGCCGGCCGCGGGCCGGCGAAGCTCGCACCCCCGGACTTCCGGGAGGGCGAGCTTGTGGCCTGCGATCTCTCGCCGCTGCACTTCATCACGCGCTACTGCCACACGCTCCACTTCGACGCTGGCCCTCCGCACGCCGAGCTGATCCCGGACTGGGAGTACGTCCGGGAACTCGTGGCCGCGCTCGACACGTACGAAGACCTGCTCGTCCACAAGTCGCGGAAGGTGCTCTTCTCGTGGATCGTGATGGCGCATTTCGTCCATGCGCTCCGCTTCAGGAAGGAGATGGGGCAGCTCGTCATCTCCCGGAAGGAGCGCGCGGTGGATGACGGCGGGCCGAGACGCTCGACGCCGGACTCGCTCTTCGGGAAGGCGCGCTACATCTGGCGGAACCTCCCGTGGTGGATGAAGACCGACGATCTGACGGACGTGTTCCTGATGCTCCACCGGGAGCGCTCCGGGGCCTTCATCAAGGGCGAATCGACCGAGAGCGACGCGTCACGGTCGGGCACGTACTCGCGGATCTTCATCGACGAGACGCCCTTCATCGACCACTCGGAGACGATCTTCCGCGCGGCGCGGTTCGCGTCTCCGCACTGCGTCATCATGGGCGGCTCTCCGAAGGGCAAGGCGAACGTCCACGCCCGTCTCCGGCACACGCCGGGCCACGGTGGATTCAAGCTCGTCACGATCCACTGGAGCCGCCACCCGCTTCGCACGCCCGCGTGGTACGCGAAGGAGTCCGCCTCACTCCTGCCGCATCAGGTGGCCTCGGAGCTGGATCTCTCGGACTCGGATTCCGTGGGCGGGCGCGTCTACGCCGTGCCGATCGACCACCGCGGCTCCTACCCGTTCGATCCCGAGCTGGAGACGATCGTCTCGTGGGACTTTGGGATGGGCGATGAGACGGTCGCACTCGTGTGGCAGCGCACCCCCGAAGGGATCTTCCTCCGCGATTGCGTCCACGGCAGTGACAAGGCGGCCGTCGAATACGACGCGGAATTGAAGGCGCTCTACCCGAAGACGGCGCGCGAGTGGGCTGATCCCTCAGGCAACTCCCGGGACTCCGCCGGAGGCTCCTGGATCACGAATCTCCAGAAGTGCGGCCGGCCGATCATGCCCGTCGAACCGATCGAATACGAGGACCACGACGGCAAGCGCGTGCGGAACCGGAACAAGGTCGAGGAGCTGAGCTTCGCTCGGCAGAACTTCCTCCCACGGGTCTTCATCAACACCGACACGGCCGGTGGCGCCTGGGCCGCCGACATGCTCGACGAGTACCACTTCCCGACCAACGAGGAAGGGGACATCACCGGCTACATGCCCGTCCACGACCGCCACTCGCACTACGGCGACGCGTTCACCTACGCCGCGATGGGCGAGCTGGGCTCCTCGCGCTTCCAGTACGACGACTTCGAGAAGCACGCCGCTATCGAGCAGCCCGGCGTCGATTACCGAGCCTACGAAGAGCGCGACGAAGACGACGCCCGCCGCATCTGGGGTGAGCCGTGAGGCCCAGGAGGGAGCCGTGATGCATCCGCCGACCGCTTCCATGGGACGCATGTTCGGCTTCCTCGGTGGCCGCTGCTTCTTCAACCACACCGAGACCGGCGAGTGGCGGCTCGTCCGCATCGGGTTCAACCGGATGCTTTTCGTCATCGGCCGCGGTGGAAGCCCGGAAGCGGCGTTCGGTGACTACCTCGTCGGCTGCGCGATGTTCGGTCAGCACATGGAGGTCTCGTGAACCCACGGATTCCGCCCGAGATGCTGCGCGACCCCTCGCGCAATCAGATGCCCATCCAGATCGGTGTGCTGAATCAGTGGCCGTTCCTCGTCGGGATGCGCATCGGTCCCGTGAGCCTCGAGCTTCCCCCGGAGCAGGCATTCGAATTCGCGACCCAGCTCCACGCCGCGGCAATGAACGCGCTCCAGACGCGGCTCCGCCTGGCGACGAAGCCCGCCGTCGAAACGCCCGGCGGAACGACGGCGGCACCCGGTGGGGAAGCGCCGCCGAAGAACGGAGACGCACCGCTGTGAAGATCGGCCGCCTGAGCATCAACCTCGCGGAGAAGCCGACGGCGGTTCCGCGCGCCACCGAGGAGACGGCCCTCGCCGAGCGCGCCTACGGCATGTTGACCACCCTCGTCGATCTCCCCGACGACCGGCCGATGCACCGGCTGACGATCGAGCAATCGGACGAGATGGAGCGCCGCGACGACATGGTGCGCGCCGCGCTCGCGCTGAAGCGGACCGCACGCCTGGCGACGGGTTTCGACATTCAGCCGGCGTCGCGCCGCGCGGACCACGTGAAGCAAGCCGAATTCTGCCGCTACGTGTTCCGCCACATGAGCGGCACGGTCCATCAGACGTTGAACGAGATGATGCTCGCCTTCCACCGCGGGTTCTCCGTGCACGAACTCGTCTGGGGCGAGCCGTACGCCAACGGGTCTTTCGCCGGGAAGGTCGGCTTCGCGCGCATCAAGCAGAAGAACCCCGAGCGGCTCTACTTCAGGAGCGACGACTTCGGGAATCTCATCCCGGAGGGCATCTGGCAGCAGCGTGATCCGACCGGGAAGCATGACCTCGAGCGGAGCGAGCTGTACCGGCACTTGAAGGTCAAGGACTTCCTCATCTACGTGCACGACAAGCGCGACGACAACTGGTACGGCGAGAGCGATCTCCGCGCAGCGTGGCGCCCCTACCTCCTGAAGAACGACGTGTTCCCCGCATGGAAAGACTTCATGGTGCGCTTCGGCGCGCCGCTTTTGATCGCGTACCTGAAGGGCGACGTGACCCCGCAGCAGCGTGCGAAGGTGCAGCAGCTCGTTGAGAAACTTCGCCGCGGTACTGCGGCCGTTCTCCCGTCAGGAATGACGGTTGAGGACCTTGTGGCCAAGCTCGCGCAGACGCACACCTCGACGTACGAGGAGGCCATCCGAACCTGCGATAGAGCCATTGGCCGCTCGGTCCTCATGCCTTCGCTCGTCCTCGGTGAGGGCGAGCGCTCCGGCTCTTTCGCGCTCGGGAAGAGCCACGTCGAGACGTTCCTCTCGGTGCTCGATTTCGAGGGCATCGTCATCTCCGATGCGTTCAACGAGCAGCCGATCCGACGCCTGATCGACCAGAACTTCCCCGGCGCCGACGACTATCCGACGCTGGTTTTCAAGCCCTTCAGCCAGGAGGACATGAAGCCCATCGCGGAGGTCGTGAAGATCCTGGCCGAAGCGGGCTACCCGCCGTCCCCCGAGTGGGTGAACGAGCGTCTCGGCATCCCCGTCGAAGAGGCGCGTCGCGAGCCGCCGCCCGACGAGGACACCGGAGACGACGACGAGGACCCCGAGGACCCCGTTGACACCGATCCCGAGAACGACGACGAGGACGCGCCGGTCAAGGCGCGGAGCCGTCAGGCCCGAAGCAGCCGCGTGTCCTTCGCGGGGGCGGCCGGCCGGTACTGGCGACGTCCGTTCGATCACGAAGAGAAGGTGGACTTCGCCGCGCTCGAGACGATCGAGGCCGCGGACCTCCAGGCGGCGAGCGCGTCCATTGTCGGGATCATCGCCGCCGCGAACGAGGAGGTGGTGGCGCGTTTGGGAAAAGCGTGCCCGCCACACCGGACGGAATCGCGCGGATCGGATTCCCCGCCTCTCTCCTCGGCGACCTCAGGAAGGAGCTTGAATGGCTCTACCTGAGCGCATTCGTCTCCGGCTCGCTCGATTGCCGGAAGGAGACGCGCCTCGAGGCGGAACGGCAGCGCCGCGCCTCGGAAGCAGCGCCGGAGCGGCCCGTCGTGCTCTCTGCGGCACTTCGGCGGACGATCCAGGGTTCGGCCTTCACCGATGCGGGAGCGATCGCCTCGGAGATCACAAGGGCCGTCCAGGACGCGCTCCGCAATCGCCTCCTGCCGACCGGCGGACTCCGCGGGACGACCGAGGAGATCGGGGCGGAAGTCTCCAGGGTCTTCGACCGATTCATGCCGGCCGTGTCGTTCGCGGCGCGCCGGCCGATCGCTCCCGGGGCGTTCTGGCCGGCGACCGTCGGCGAGAAGCTGAGGAAGCCCGCGCCGAAGGTGGACGATGCGGCATCCCTGGAGCGTCTTCGGCAGCGGGAGACGAAAGGTGTCTCGGCGCGCCGCTCGAAAAGAAGTGCGGCAGCCAACGGGCGCACGCTCACGAACGGGCACGAGGCCGCGCTCAGAACGGGCTGGGCGAAGTGGTACAACGACGGGGTTACCGAGCAAGGGCTGTCGAACTCGGACGTTGTGGCCTTCGCGTACTCTGCCATCCGGGACAGCCGGACCTGCCCGATCTGCCGTTCCTACGACGGAATCATCCTCAGGAAGAACGACCCGAAGTGGGACGAAATCGGCCCGCCCAACCACTACAGGGACCGCTGCCGAAAGATCCCCGTCACGCGCTTCGAGGAGGCGCGGCTCACCGCGCACTCACGCATCCCGAAGGTTTCCCCGGACCCCGGATTCGGCGGCGCCGAGAAGGTGCGCACGCCGGGCCCGGCGATCCAAGGACGCATCAGCTCCGTCCAGGAGCAGATCCGGTCGGTGAAGACGGACGCGGACGCCCGGCGCGTTCTCTCGGAGATCGACCGGCTCGGTGGATGGACGAAGGAGCGGGGGCTTCTTCAGAACCGTTTGGAGCGGCGGCTCTCATCCGCCGGGTTGAAGTGGCCCGATCGGCGCTCGCGCGCGAAGCGTGTCGCGGATCTCGTGCCGCGTAGGTAGGAGGAACGATGCCCGCTGCCGTCGTGGAAATGGCCGAGAAGGACAAGGCCGCGTGTAAGGCGCTCGCCAAGAAGATCATGGGCGGCGAGATGACCGTCGAGGAGATGAACGACGAACTCGACATGCTGACCGATCAGGAATACGAGATGGTCGGCGCTCAGTGCCGAACGATGAACGCCGGCATGAACGCGCTCCGCGAGTCCGGCTACCGCCGGAACGCGAAGAAGCGCGGCGAGACGGCCGTCCCGTACGGCGGCGCGATCGACGCGCCTGTGTCCTTCGCTGGGGCGCTCGTCGGTGTCGAGCTGATGACCACCGGCACGCACAACACGAAGTCGCACGGCGAAGTCACGATCACCGAGAAGGATCTCGCGGAGATCGTGAAGGCCACCTCGAAAACGATCGGCATGACGAAGCCGCCGATCAAGCTCGGGCACGAGAACAAGCTCGGCGATTCCGAGCCGCGTCTGGGCACGCTGACGAAGGTCTACCTGAAGGGGAAGAAGATCCTCGGTGATTTCGTCGGCGTGGCCAACACGCTGATGAGCGCGGTCAAGGACGGCCGATACACGCGCGTCTCGGTCGAGATGCACCCCACGCTTCGCTACCTCTCGGCGGTCGCCTTCCTCGGAACGGCGATGCCGGCCGTGAAGAACCTCGCGGACATCGTGAAGCTCTCGGACGGCTCGGACGGGGAAGAGCCGGTCGAATGGGAGATCGCCTTCGCCTTGAGCGACGGCGCACCGCCGGCCGAGCCGGCAGAGAACGGAGGAGAGAAGGACATGCCGAACGACCCGACGAAGGAAGTCATGCCGGCCGGCTCGGGGAACGGTCAGGTGGACCCGCAGAAGTTCGCGGCCCTCGAAGCGAAGGTCACGGAGATGGAGGCCACGAACAAGGCGCTCCGCACCGACGTGAGGAACACGAAGATCACCGCCGCGATCGAGCGGCTCCGCGCCGTCCGCCGGCTCGCCCCGGCCGACGACGGCCTCTTCATCCTCGCGGCCGAGAAGTGCTCGGTCGAGGACTCGGTGAAGTTCACCGGCACCGACGGCAAGGAAACCGTCGGCACCTCCCTCGATCAGCTCGTCGCGGTCTTCATGGCGCGGCCCGAGCAGTGGAAGGCGGGAGAGGTTGCTGCCGGTGAGAACGCCGAGAAGCCGACCGACGCCACGAAGGGCGCCGATCCGCTCTTCCCGGACGAGAGCCTGGAAGACGCGCGGAAGTTCGCCGAGAAGATCGGTCAGGCCGCGATCTTCGAGGAGAAGAAGTCGTGAGGGAGCGGCGGCCGAGCGACACGATCCGCAAGTACGCCGACGGCACCTACGAGCTGACAGTCGGGAAGCTCCAAGGCCGCACCGCGGACCCGGATCACGTCGCGTACTCCATCGCGGTCGCTACCGGGATGGACCGCTCGAAGGCGGACAAGCTCGTTCGTGAGGTGAAGTCGATCGAGACGCCGAACCACTGCGAGATCGCCTTCAAGAACGAACGCGAGAAGTGAAAACCCGAAGCCGACGGCCTGACGAAGCGCGCTCGTGGCGCGCGGACGCTGAGCCCGACGCGATGACTGAAGACCGAATGCGGGGAAGAAAGCTCAAGGCACGGAGATGACGGCACTCGCCGCCGATTTCCAGATCGAGGTGCGAGGAATCCCCTCCATCACGGAGGTGCCCGGCGCCAACTCGATCACGTTCTACAAGGGTGGGCTCTACTGCTTCCAGGCTGACGGCTACGTCGGTCAGCCCGCGGACGGGCTGAGCTTCGCCGGTGTCTGCTGGAGCAACAAGGTCAACGGGGCGTCCGGCACCGAGCGCGTCCAGCTCGCCGACGGCGCCATCTTCCTGATGACCTTCGCGGGCCTGGCGATCGCCAACGTCGGCGATCTCGTCTACGTGACGGCCGCGGACAACTCGCTCGCGACGGTCACGTCCACGTCCAACTCCCTCGTCTGCGGGAAGCTCGTCGAGTTCGTCTCGGCAACGCAGGGGTGGGTCGATACGCGGATTCGCGTCGCGTAACGGGAAAGGAGCACGCACATGGCATTCATCGTCAGCGGCGACCTCCCGACCGGCGCAAAGACCGTCTATCGGAAGCTCGTCAGCGAGGGGTTCCTTCAGATCAAGAAGGACTACGAGAAGATCGCGACCGAGATCAAGATCGGCACGAAGTCCGTCTCCCTCGAAGGGATCTACGCCGTCGCCGGAGTCACCGAGTGGCTCGGGCAGCGGCGCATCCGCTCGCCGAAGATCCGGCCCTCCTACGTCGCCACCACGCGGAAGTGGGAGAACACCGTCGGGATCGAGCAGGACGCGATCGACGACGACCAGCTCGATCTCATCACCTCCGCCATCAAGGAGATCCCGATCAAGGCCGTGAACGGGATCAACCGCCTCTGCTTCCAGACGCTCGCCGCGGGTGCGACGACCGTCGGGCCGGAGGGTGGCTCGTACTACTTCTTCAACGACACGCACGCGGAAGCGGGCGCTGCGAACGACAACAAGATCGCGACCGCCTTCGCTGGAACCGGCCAGATCGAGACGGTGAAGGCGCAGATGTCCCGCTTCACGGACATGGACGGTGAGGCGATGAACCTCCAAGGGAACCTCCTCGTGGGGCCGCCCGAGCTGGAGGGGAAGTTCCGCACGGCACTCTACGCCGAGTACTTCCCGATCACCGTGGCCGCGGTGTCGGGAACGGGCGCCAACGTGTGGCGCGGCATCGCCGACATGCTCGTGACGGCGGAACTGTCCGACGTAACGGACTGGTTCTACCTGAAGACCGACGCGCCGGTGAAGCCGATCATCCTCGTCATGCGGCAGTCGCCCACGTCGCAGGAGCTGGCCAAGAGTTCCGACGCGGCCTTCTTCTACGACATGCAGTTCTTCGGAACGAAGAGCCGGTACACGTGTGCCTTTGGCCCCTGGCAGTTGGCCATCGGCGCGATCGTCGCCGGCTAACAGGACGGGAGCGGGGGCGGGGCTTCGGCTCCGCCCCCACCACCCGCAACGCGGGGAGCCGGTAGGCCCGCAGGAGGGAAAGATGGCCGAAGTCGTACAGACCGTACAGCCGTTCGTGAAGAAGGAGCGCCCGGCGGCAGAGAAGCCCTACTGGGTCCACATCGCGCACGACCTTCCTTCCGTGCGCGGCCGCGCGGTCCTGCTCAAGCTGAAGAGCGGGAAGACCGTCAAGCTCTACCCGGCGACGATCGTCACGAACTCAGGCATCAACGAGGCGTGGCTCACCGACGCGGAAGCGAAGGATCTCCGCGAGACGAAGGGGATCACCTACTGCGTCCAGAAGGTGGACGGCGTGACGGCACCCGCGCCCTCCGGGCCGCCGCGCGTCGCACCGGCCGCCGGAGCGATCGCCGGGGGCGTGGTCTTCGAGGCCGACGAACCCGACAAGGACTGAGGAGCCGACAGGCCCGCAGGAGCCGACAGGCCCGCAGGAGGAGCGAACGATGTCTCAGAGCACGCAACAGGCCGCGATGGGAACGGCCCTCGATAGCTACGTCGCGGAGGCCAAGGCGGGCAGCGGCGTCACCGCCGCGGAGTCCGCGCTCGACGTGGCCGTGGCTGCATGGATCGCGTCGAGCAAGGCCGGCGTGGGGACATCTGCCGCGCAAATCGCGTTCGACCTCGCGCTCGCGGCCCGAGAGGACGCGCTCGTCTCCGCCTCAGGAAACCGCGAGGATGCCGCGTACCTCTTGACAGTCACAGCCTGCGACGACGCGATGACAGACCTGATAAACGCCTACAAGGCCGATGCGACCGCATCGGAGGACACGGACTACGCAGCGGCCTACGCTGCCGCAGTCGCCGCGAACAAGGCGGAGGGAGAGGACGCCGCAACGCTCCGGGCCGCGCTCGTCACCTCGGTGAACGCCTACGTCGCTGGCGACGTTGCCGACGCGGCGGTCACCGTCGAAGAGAAGTTCACGCACGCGGGCGACGCCAACGCCGCGTATCACGCGGGCGCGAACGCTGTCCGGCTCGCGCAGAAGGCACTCTCCTGGAGCGAGGCGTAACCGACCATGCCGTACACCGACTACACGAAGGTCCGGGGGTTCTTCAAGGGGATCACGGTGGACGATGTCACGAACGCCGAGATCACCGCGATCATCGCCGAGCGCTCGGACCCGTGGACGAACGGGAAGATGCGGCGCATGTTCGTCGTGCCGTTCAGCCCCGTCCCGGAGGAAATCACGCTCCTCTCCGGGCTCGTCGCTGCCGCGTGGACCTGCTTCACCGCCTACGCCTACGCCGGTACGCACTGGGACGCCATGAAGGGCTACTGGAGTGCGTGCTGGGATCAGGCAAACGGATTGGTGAAGGACATCCATGCCGGCGTCATCGTCCTGAGTGCCACGGAGATCGACACGGGCCTCGTCTCCCACAACATCCCGTCCGGTGCGAAGGAGATGGTCCACCCGACCTCCGAGGAGAAGTGGGGCGACTACTTCTCGTCGGTGTCGAATTCCGACGTGGCCAACTCCTCCGAAGAGGACGAGTGATGGTCTACTTCGGCGCCACGATGAAGCTGCCGAAGTCCGACGTGGAGGACTGGCGCACGCTCGAGCGGAAGTGGGATGACCTCGAATTCCCGCTCCGGGAGTTTGCGTCGTGGTGGGCGGAGGAACGAGCGCCGCGGCTCTTCGCGGAGGGCGGGCCGCGGAATGCCCGCTGGGCGGAGAACGCTCCCAGCACCGTCGCACAGAAAGGCCACAACAAGCCGCTGGTGGGCCGGCGCGGGATCGTCGCGGGGTCTCTTGCCCGCTCCTTCCGCGCGTTTGTCTCGCGCCGGTCGTCTCAGCGCTATCAGATCGTCCAGGGGAACACGAAGCCCTACGCCCGCTACCACAACGAGGGCCGCGGGTCGAAGGGCGGCGGCACGGATTGGACGATCGAGCCCCAGCCACCGAACAAGACGCTCGCCTTCATGGGCCCTGACGGCTCGCCGGTCTTCACGCGGCGCGTGCGCCACACCGGGTACCCCGCGCGGCCGTTCTTCGGGTTCACGCGCTACGACTACGACCGGTTGAACGAGTTTGTCCGCACGTGGACGCGGGTGCGCCGTCCGGGGTCGATCTTCTCGGCGCGCGGCGCCACGGGGTTCGGGCGATGAGGGGGATCATGCAGTGGTGGCGGCGCGAGAACGCGCCTGCCGTGTGCACGATCCACCGCGTGAGCCCTCCGGGGCTCTATCACCGGGACTACCACTTCCGCGCCGTGCACACGACCGGAGGGGCCACGGCCGCGCTCTATTGCCTGAAGTCGAAAGGGGAGGCCCGGAACAACCTCCTCGAGCTGCCAGACTCGGCTCTCGGTCAGGGGACGATCAATCTCGGAACCGCGAACGAGCAGGTGACGATCACCGCCGTCGGTGGCGATCCCGACGTGACGGGAATGACCGTCACTCTCTCTTCCGCTGCGACGACTTCTCCGGCGTGGGCCGAGGGGTGGTCCTGGACCTCCGCCTTCGGCTGGCACATGACCGACGAGCTGCTCCTTCAGTTCGCCTACGAATTCGACCAGGCAAGCGCCGGCATGCCTTTCGAGGGGTGGTCCTTCACGCACGGCCCCGACCGCGTGATCCCGAAGCGGTTCCCGCACTTGGTCGGCTCCTTCATCGAACAGGCCCCCATTGCGGCGGCTTCCGAGATGTACATGCTCTCGGCGGTCGTTCAGTTCAGAGCGTTCGTGATCGAGTCCGCCGCGGCCGCCTACGAGAAGGCGTGCGCGACCCTCTCTCACATCCGCTCGCTCGTCCTGGATGACTGGAGGCGCACGCCGCTTTCCCCGTGGGGCCGGATCTACCACGACGTTCAGCCCGAAGGAATCGAGGAACCGCTGCTCATCACCGAAGGCGACTTCCGCGGGTTCTCGGGTGCCGTTCGCTTCCGGTTCGAGCTGGAAGCGTTCTCAGACGCATAGGAGGCCGTTTCCGATGACAAAGCGCATTCGCTGGACCGGTGCGGAAGCGTACGACCCGGTGCTCTCGCTGCACTGGGATCAAGGCGAAGTCCGGGAGATCGAAGAGGTCGCCGCGGTGGCGCTTCTGACGATCGACGGCTTCGAGGAGGCCGGCGACAGCGAGCGCCCGCGACCGGAGGACACCCCGTATCACGAGGGGATGCCGGAGAGGGAGGAGTAACCGATGGCACTCGTCTCTGATGGCGCGCTCACCAAGTCACTGTACATCGCGAAGGAAGCGGCCTTCGGCACCACCCCTGCGGCCGCGAGCTACCACGTGCGGGCGAACCCCGTCCCGCTGCCCGACTCCGATGACGAACTCGTGGACTTCGGGATGCAGGGTACCGGGAAGCCCTACGCCTACGCTCAGCACAGGGCGAAGGGCATCCTTCGCGGCCGGTTCTCCACGGAAGGGCCGCTCAACGCCGCCGTGATTCAGTACCACCTCATCCCGCTCTTCAGCTCCATCGGAACGGTGGTCACCGGCACGAAGTACAAGTTCGACGGCACGTACTCCGCGGCGCAGATCACGCGCTCGGCGTCCGTGGGTGCGGTGCTCGATACCGGCGAGTGGGTGTGCGTCAAGGGAGCAATCCCGACCTCGTTCACCCTCCGCGCGGCGCGGCCGCAGGGCGACAATAAGTGCACGTTCTCCTCCGAGTGGGTCGGGCTGAACCGCACCCGAGAGACGGCGCCGACCGCTCCGACCTCGGACGCCCTCGCGCCGTGGACCACGATGCCGAACGTCACGGTGGACTTCACGACCCCGGCGCTCACCGGCGAGCTGCTCCAGGAGTTCACCCTGACCGTCGTCAACAACGCGAACGTCGTCTACACGAACGTCGCGACGGGCGGGAAGCACATCCTCGGTGAGGTCGTCGCGACGGGCGAGATCGTCGCCTGCTACGGCTCCGTCGGCGGTGGCGCGGAGCTGGGCCGCGAGCTGGTCGAAGAGTGGGAGACGTACGCGACGAACCTGGCGTTCGCCGTGACCTTCGGCTCCTCGACGAACCTTTGCGTGGTGACGTGCCGCGGGGCGGCTTCCGGGCCGCCGAAGTTCGAGTCCGGCAACAGCTACCGCTCGATCCGTTTCCCGTTCGTCTGCTTGGGTGACGGGACGAATCCGGGCGTTTCTTTCGAGGTGGACAACGGTGTCGCACCGACGTGGGCGGCGCTGGCGTAAAGGAATCCCCCTTCGAAGCGGGGAGAAGGAGGAATGGTGGACGCACTTCCGATGACGCGGTTCGCGCGCGTGTTCGCGCCGAAGCTGCCCATCACGATCAGGCTGCCGTTCGACGCGGACTCGGAGGCTCCGATCCGCTGGACGGTTCGCATGGTCCGCAATCACGACTTCCGCACGCAGGTGGCCGTCAACTCCATGGCGGCCGCCGCGCGTGCGGCGGGGGATCTCCCCTCCGTCGCCGACGCGGAAGCGATGGTGACGCGCGAGGAAACCCGTCTCGCGGGCCACGTGGACGAGATCGGCATCCCGATCTGTGACGACGTCACCGGGAAGCTCTTCCGGGACGAGCTGGGGCGCCCGAGCTATCAGACCGTCACGGACCGCGACGAGATCGCCCAGTACGTGAACGCCATGACGCCGACGGCGTACCGGTGTCTCGAAGAGGCGCTCATGGGGAGCGCGGAGCTTTCCTTCCTGGAAAAAAAGTCCTGACCCTGGCCGTGGAAATCTCACGGCACAGGGCGCGGCTGAAGAACTTCGACCCGTACCAGTGCCCGAATTGCCGGGCGGGGAAGAAGCCCGAGAACCCGTGCTTCAGGCGGGCGCGCTTTCTCCCCTGCCGGTTCGTGGACGCTGAGCGAAAGGGAATGGTGACGGTCCTCCTCGATCGCGCGGAAGCGCTCTACTTCGCGGGCGTCTCGACTGCCCCGAGTGCTGAGCTTCGTCCGATCGTCGAAAACCTGAACATCTGCCCGATGCCGTTCCTCGAGGAAGCCTATCTCTGGGACGTGCTGAAGGCGGAGAGCGCGTGGGAGACGTACGGGACGCCGCCTTTCGCCGGTGCGCAGGACGATCAGCCCGCCGTCATGCTCGACGCGTGCGATGAAGTCCGCGGCGCCCGCGCGCAATGCTCCATGAGGGAGATCGCGGAGCGCGAGGAAGAGGCTGCGCGGAGGGACCGTGGATAACTTCCGCTCCTCCTGGCAGTACGACGTTCAGACGCAGGGCGTCGAGCACCTGAAGGCCATCCGTCAGGCGATGGAGTCGATTCAGGCGGCTCAGGGTAAGCAGCCGGGCCACAACGACCGCACGCGGACCTCCTTCGATCAGGCCACCTCCTCCATCAAGTCGCACATCGGCACCGTGGTTGCGGCCGCGGCGGCCTACGTGTCGTTGCGCGCCGCAACGCAGGCCGCGGAGGCGGCCGTCCGGCGCTCCGTCACGACCTTCGCCCAGTTCGAGACGTACGAGACGCAGTTCGTCACGCTCACCGGCTCGACGAAGGCTGCCCGCGAGGAGATGGGTCGGCTCTTCAAGTTCGCGGCGGAAACTCCCTTCGAGCTGCCGGAGGTCGTGAACGCCGAGAAGATCCGCCGGGCGCTCGGGCTCGAGGGTGACGATCTCTTGCGGACGGCGGGCGACGCGGCCGCGGCGATGGGGAAGCCGATCCAGGATGCCGTTCTTGCCATCTCGCAGGCCCGCTACGGCGAGATGGAGAGGTTGAAGGAATTCGGCATCTCGACGGCCGCGATCACGGCCCAGCTCGGCCACAAGATCAACCGCGAGACGATCTCCGGGCAACAGGAAGTCGCGGACGCCGTGCTGGCGATCTTCGAGGATCGCTACGCGGGGGGCATGGAGCGGCTCGCGCAGACGACGGCGGGGCTCTGGTCCACGACGAAGGATTACGTCAACCAGATGTTCCTCCAGATCGGCGAGAGCGGCATCGGGAACATCGTCCGCGAGGACTTGAAGAGCATCGTGGAGGCGCTCCAGGACGCGCAGAAGCCGGGCGGGCCGGTGTCTCAGTTCGGGAAGACGTTCACGGACATCTTCATTGAGATCGACGCGCTCGCGTGGACCACGGCGGACTCGATCGCGAACGCGTTCAGCACCGGGAAGATCGCGGAGTTTTTCTCGAAGCTCGACGACTACGCCAAGATTTTCGGCTTCGGCACTGGCGCGGGGGCTGTCGTTGGGGGGGCGCTCGGTGGACCGGGCGGCGCGATGCTGGGCGCCCGCGTCGGCGGTGCCGGCGCTCTCGCCGCAACGAAGATCCCGGCAGCCCCCACGATGACGACGCCGTTTTCTCCCGCGTGGATCATGCAGCTCTTCGCCTCGAACGCTCGCTACAACGCCGAGCACTCCGGAACCGGCGGACCCGGTCAGCCGATCGTCCCGGCGGGCACCACCTACGGCCCCCAGCCATTCGAGGAGCTGTCCTTCTCGGAGCGCCTGGACTTCTACCGGCGCCGTGCGCGCGAACGCGCGGCCATCGGCGCGCCCGAGTA